ACTGAGTCTTCATTTACCAGTAGAATTAGTGTTAAAAGAAGTGATAGGTTAATCCTAGAAACCACTAATAATGAAGGTATTTGGATTAACGATAGGTATATCAATAACCAAGGAGTACAGGAGGAAAGAGACTTTAGAATTATTCCTAATGAACGTCAGTTTGCCTATGGTGTTTATAGTATCTTTGATGTTATCTTCGGTGGTCCTACTACAATTGAATATAATTCTGGAGATACAGCTGCAGATGGAACAACTCTTCAAGGTAATTATACCGTAGAGGATTGGACAGATGCTTTTAATAGGGCGCTACAGAAAAACCCTATTCGACCTCTAGCATCCGGTCAGACTGGTACAACTCCAACTAGTAAAGATGATCCTAACTTTGTACCTCCTAGTGATGTCTTAGATAATGGTGATATTAAAACTGTAGTTTTCCCTGCTGGTACGTATCGCCTACTATCTAATGTTATTAGAAAAGAATATGTCACTATTGTAGGTGAAGGTAGGGGTGTGACGAAATTTGTAATGGAGCAACGTGAGTCAGATAGCGGTCCTAATGCTCCTAAAACCTTGCTATGGCGTTGTCCTCCAACACAGATCACATCTGATGGCATGGAACTGTATGGACAATTCTGCTTAGCGAATAAAGGTAAGGTGCGTGGTATTACTTTTGTTGGTCATCAATCATTTGGTTTTGATGTACCAGCTAATGAAGACAACAACCCTAGTTACCCTGATAATCCAGATGATTATGAGAATGATGTTCCAGACGGCGCTCCATACAGCACTGTATTAGCGTTCAGAGCTTATTCCAATAATGGGTATAGGTTTGGTACTGCTGAAGCCAATGCACCTGAATATGATGAAAATGGATTTGCTTTACGTAAGCAGAATGATTCTGCCGACATGGATACAGAATTTGTTGATTGCGGTTTTAGTTCTAGAGGTAAAGGTGGAGACAGGGAAGGTATTTTAAAAGTTGTTGGTCGCAATGCTTACATTAGTAATTGTACTTTTAATAGCAATTATAACGGTCTAGTACTTACATTTCCAAATAGACCTGGATACGATTGGACAGAATATATGATAGCCCAAGGAGGGACTGATGTTTGTCAGATCAACCAAAGTCTGAGTAACGAATCACAAGGTGGTATCTATGGTTGGCGAAGAGTACAGGTACTTGGTTGTTTCTTTCATATGGATAAAAAGGCTAATTGCATTCTTATGTATGGAAAATATCAATGCTCAGGCATGATTATTGATGGTAATCTTTCAGATATTGGAGGTAAACTCCTGAACTTCTGTTCTACTGGTACAGGTGGTTCTCAAGATAATGAGAATGATCCAACCAGCAGAGTTTATAGCAATGGTGTTGGCGGTGGACTTAAGAATTGCATTATTAGTAATAATTCATTCGGCAATCAAACTAGTAATGGTGGTATTATTTGCTTTGAAGATGGCAGGTATGACGGTAATGTAATTACCGGTAACTCTTTCTATGGACAGGACAATACATACAAAAGCACAGATTGTCCTCCCAAAGCATTTAAACGTTGCAAAAATGCAATCTTTATCAAAAATTTCAAACAGAACGAGCGACGAGGTTGTTGTGTAAGAAATCTTGTGATTAGTAATAATAATTTTGCATATTTCTTAAATAGTGCTATTAAAGTAGATACCATAAATGCAACAGGTCTAAATATTACTGGCAATACTTTTCTAAACATTGGTTGTGGTGGTTTTACAGGCAATGTTGATGCAAATGGTGATTTAGTACAAGATCCAGTTTTAGGTGGTCCTGAGAGAATAGCTTTTCAACAAGATGCTGCTGCTATCTACGTTCGAGGGGAAAACACAGGGATTTTCGCTAATAACATGTTAACTCAAGAAGATTTTCAAACATCCGATCCTACTAAAAAGATGGGTGAGTTTCTATTTAAAACAAAAAATTTATCTGGTAGTGGTCATACAGCTGTCCCTAACCCATGGCAAAAAGTCAATAATAATTTCAGGGAAACAGTTAATGAAAATGATCAACCTGGCAGGTTCTGTACAACGGATAATACTCAAACTGGAGTACCACTATGCTAGAAGCTGTAATTCCTTTAGGGATTGCACTTGCTTCAGGATTCAGCATACTTATGACTCGGCTCCACTCCCGAGTTCATGAGCTTGATCGTCGTTTAGATGGCGTTGAATTAAGAATAGCAGAGGACTATTTAACTAAAACAGAGTTCTCTACTGTTCTTGAACGAGTGGAATCACATATGGTTCGGATTGAAAACAAACTCGATAGGATTATTATCAAATGATTAAACTAATTAAACCCATTTTATTCGCGTTCCTTACTTCAGACTCAGTAAAGAACCTTGTAATTGAACTACTAACTGCTTATGCCAAACGTTCCGACAACAAAGTTGATGACTACGCTGTAGATCTGATTCGTCGGGAACTATTTAATTATGACTGACCCACGTCCTGATGACTGCGTAGACCTACCTTATAACGTAACTTGGGATAAAGCTGCCTGTCCTAAATTAGAAATCCCTATTGGTGCTCAGGTATGTCAACCAATTGGTCCACCGCCTCCGCCACCCTGTCAGTTTGATCCAGACACATACGATTGGGTGAGATATAGAGGGGTTATGGTTAATAGCCAAAATCCTGTATATACACCCGGTAATTATGGTGCTAACACAGGCGGTGCTTTATACGAAGATGGTTCTATATTAACAGGCTGGCAAGCTGTTGAAAAAGGTACATTAGCTGGTGGAGGTTTATGTGTAACCTCTGCATACGGTCGAGATACAGATACATATCACCGATTTATGGGTGAAATCTGGAATACTGATGCAGGACAAATTGTACAACCTGAGGGTACAACAACTTGGTCATCACCTGAAGTGAGAAAATGGAGAGCAAATATATACGTATCATCTACAGGGTATCAGGGAGTAATTGCTGGCAATACTCTTTATATCGGATGCATGTGTTACACTGATTCAACGGAAAGTTCAAAAAATTATTGGCAGAATCCTGCGACTGGTGGTGAGTTCGGTGCTGGTCCTTTTAGAGCAACGGTAAATTTCAACAAGGACTTCTTAGATGGTAAACAAGAATATGTTTCTATAACTGGTAACTTTGAATTTTATAAAGGTGCTTCCCCCCCTACTGATGATAACGATCTTTATATTGTTACTTGGGGTGGTTTAGATGATGATGGCAATTATATTGATTGCCCTACTCCAACTCCAGAACCTAACCCACGACCTACACCATTACCTTGTCCTGTAGATCCATCAGATTATCAATGGGTACGATATGTTGGTAATGTCACTAGTTCTGACATGAGTCGGATGAATATGAAGTCAGATAACAGTTATGATGTTTGGAGAAGTAATCAAATAACAACACAGTGGTATTCTTGCCCGAATGAAACTTATCCTGATACCTTCCTGTCCTTAAGTGGTATGTGGATCAAATATGGTCCTCACTATGCATATACATGGGGTGTTGCTGACGACGCCTTTGATGAATCAAGTGATAGATACACAGGAACACTCGACTATTCTATGGGTACTAATTATGAAAAAATGATTGTACCTGCAACTGGTCAAATGCCTCCGTGGAGATCTAAGTATAGAGTAGTTGTTGATCATGGCGATGTTCCCAACTATGAAGCCTATTCCAATCTTGCCTTCCATCAACCTCACATTGGAGGTATAGGTGGTAATTTAGGTATTCCTAATATTATTTACAACGACCACTGGAGTGTCACGATTGATAATTCAAATACTACAGAAGCATTCCAAGGTTGGTATCAACTTGAGGGTTGGTGGGAATTCTCTAACGATAAAGAAACTGTTCTTGGATCTTGGTCTGGTCAAGATTATGACGGTAATGATATTGACTGTGATCCTCAACCACCTAGCGGATGTCAAGAACTTCAAACTTATGGAACTTTACAGTATTTAGACCCTTACACAAATCAATGGATAGATGCTTATAGTGGCTGGAATTCTCAAGCCAATATGGCTAGAAAAATAATTTCGATTACATATGACGGCCAAATAGATGCCGCTAACTGGAGAAGCACTTGTGTCTTCATAACTATCTCTTATGTAGGTGACGATCCTGCTAACGAATATAATAGTTACGCCAAGTGGGAAGGTGCAGAAGATTTTGCCGAAAACATGCAATGGAGACTACTTCCATCAACCAATAATCCATGTCTTGACCCTTAATAATTAATTAAATGAAAAAAAAGGCTACTGAAGATCAATTTAATGAGCTTCATAACCTTGTGACTAAGGAGTTCCTCGCCCGCATTAAGTCGGGTGAGGCTTCTACACAAGATTTAAAAGCAGCTTGTGATTGGCTTAAAACTAA